ATGACTTACTAGTAGATACTGATTTTGATACTATTGATGAAGTAGGTGCTTTAGCTACTCGTGTAACTGGTCAAGTTGGTATGTTATTTGGCTCACCGGTTATCGTTAGTGATCAAATCTCAGCTGCAGCTACTGGTACAGCTTATGGTGCAATTCTTAACGTTAAATCAACCTTAATCGGTCGATTAAAAGGCGTTAATATTGAAACTGAGTACAAGCCTTCTGAGCAACGTACTGGCATTATTGCAAGTCAATCTATTGGTGTTAAGCTTATCCAAGCTGCGACTTCTAATATTGCATTGTATCACACTGTAGACTAATAGTAGTATTCTACTTAAACTTCGGGGTGGTTCGCCGCCCCCAAGTTTTTACTAATGGACTTATAATATGACAGTTTCAATTAATGGTACAGACTTAATCTCCTTAGCCGGTTACAAAACGCGGGCAGGTATTTCTTCGTCTTCAGAAGACTCAAAGTTAGAGGCCATTATAGATTCAGTGAGTCAATTAGTAAAAACTTATTGTGGAGTTAGTTTTGTAGATTTTTATTCACAACCTAAGACTGAGTATATTTCTAATATGTACTCGACCCACCTTGTGCCTCTTACCGAAAGTCCTGTAAGAAATCTACAGTCGGTAAAAGAAAGGAGCTCTCCTACTCAGGACTATAAAGTATTGTCTGAAAACTCTGACTATGTACTTGATAGCACAACAGACTCTTTATTTAGGGTAGAGGGTACAGGGTATAAAAGCTGGGCATCTGGTCCTAATTCTGTACAAGTAACTTATACAGCAGGATACGAGACACTACCAAAGGATTTAATATTAGCAGTAGTAGACTTAATTACTTACTACCACAAAAACGAACAAAAGGCAAGACAGACTATTGCAGGAGCCACTTTGCAGAATAATAGTACTACTAGCCATAGCGATCATATTGGATTCCCTGACCATATTAAGAGAATTCTAGATCTTTATAAAGTACTGTAATGGCCCGTAAGAATCTATTAGATACTTTAAATCTTATAGAGAAGAGAATATATAGTAACTCAAAAGAGTTTAGAGCGTTAGTTTCAGACAGAAAAGCGCATTCTATAACTGTAGATAAGAAAGACTTAATTTTTCAAGTTAGTGCAGAAATGAGATTTAGGTTAGGGCTTAAAGAGCTTCCTGACGAAATGAAACAAGTAATAGAACGTCAAGTTACTGTTATGTGCAGAAAGTTTTATACCGCTTTGCATCCTAAAAAATTCAATAGTAGCAGAAAGACGTACGAAACCAGTGGGTTGACAGGTACTGCGACTAGCTTTACTGTAGTATATGCTGCAAAAAGCGTAACAGATACAACGAATGTATTTAAACGCTTTAAGACTATAAAACAGCAAATACAAAAACCGCTGCTCCAGGCTCTAAACAAAGAAATAGCAAGCCTGAATAAAGGAAAGCGAAAGGGTAACAGGTTCAGTAATATAAACGCTAAAGGAGCGGGCTTCTTAGATATAGGCCATGGTGATGACTCAAGTGTTAGTTTACAGAGGCAACAAGAAGTAAATAAAGCTTTGTTTAACTTCGACACTAGTAACTCTCCTTTAGCACATAAATTCTTAGGAGAGCTAAGAGATAATTTAGGGCTGAAAGGTAGCAGAGTAAATGGAAGAAACTCAGATACCATTAGCATCTCTCTAGAAAGTAAAAATATAAACCGAGACTCTTTTTCCAAAGGAGAAGTAGCGGGGTTGAACAAAGCCATAAAAGCAGAAATAGAAAAGCTAGGGGGCCAATATTGGGTTGATCAAGAAGGTTCCGACTCCAAAGCTACCAAAGTAGAAAAAGAGATAGTAGACGCGTTTGTTTCTAGCCTAAAAGGTGTTAAGAAAAAAGTTAAAAGAGCTAAGAAAGGCCCGATTAAAAAAGCAAATACATCAGGCGTTAAGAGCAAAGGAAGAAAAACTAAAGCATCTGTAGGAGCAGCATTCAAAGATACTAGTGCCGCAAAAACAAAAACAAGAAAATTAAATAAAAAAGGTCTTGCATCCACACCTTTACAGCTCATAGGCATAATGAACCAGAGATTGCCTCAAGAAGTAAGAGAGAATATGCAAACACCTGCGCTAGTAAATAGAACTGGTAGATTTGCAGATAGCGTAAAAATAACAGATATTAATAGTACGGCCAAAGGGTTCGCCAGTGTAGGGTATACCTATGATAGAGACAACTATGGTCAGTATGAGTCCACTAGTGGCAGCAGATGGGCTGACCCAGATAGAGACCCCAGAATTTTAATAGATAGATCAATACGAGAGATAGCTGCAACAGCAGCATTAGGTAGATTTTTTACTAGGAGAGTTTAATGTCAACAAGAGATTATACAACGAGACGCCAAAGTATTATCAATGCTCTTGTAGTTAAACTTAAAACTATAAACGGGGAGGGAGACTTTCTCGCTAATTTAAACAACAATGTAAGCCCTCGTCTCAAGTTTTGGGACGAAGTAGATGACTTCCCAGCTATTCACTTAAATGCCGGGCAGGAAACTAGAGAGTATCAAGCAGCAGGCTATAAAGATCGCTTCCTTAGCGTAACAGTACGCTGCTATGTAAACGAAGAAGACGCAGTAGACGCGTTAGACAAATTACTGGAAGACGTAGAGGCTGTCTTAGAGACAAATTCTAGGTTGAGTTATACAGATCGACAAGGTGATAATCACACTACACAACAAATTTCCATAATTAGTATTGATACTGATGAGGGAGTGCTCGATCCTTTAGGCGTTGGAGAAATGCAAATAGAGGTTCGTTATTAGAAAATTCTGGCAGGAACAAACGTTCAAGACCAAGTCTTTTCAAGAAACATAGGAGATAAACTATGACAGCAGCAAATACTACATTATTTTTGCAAAGAGACACAAAAATATTTGTAACAAAAGCAGCAAACGCTAAAGCGTATGAGATTCCTGCTCTAGAAGGTCTTTCATTCTCTCAATCAGTTAATAATGCAACAGTTACTTTAAATGAAGCAAGTCCTGATGGCTCAACTCAACGACGCGGGTCAGCAGCTTTTGCAGAATCCTTAGCGCCCGCAGAATGGTCTTTTCAGACATATTTACGACCAACTTTAGAAACCAATGCTGGTACTTATGCCGCAGGTGATCGTGACCATGGTAACACACATGGCGCTGTAGAAGAGATTCTATGGGCAGCACTGGCAGGTAATTTAGCGGATTGTGACTTTCCTGCAGAGGGTAACGACAAAGATCTCACAGGCTGGACATTTGGAAGCACTAATGCAACTTTAGATTTTGCATCTTCAAATAAGCTCCAACTAGCCGAATTAGACATGATTTTTGCCTTGTCTGGAATGGGTTCATCATCGAATGAGGCTGAAAATGTTATATACCATTTACAAGACGCGGTTGTGAATGAAGTAAGTATTGATTTTGACATTGATGGTATTGCAACTTGTAGTTGGAGTGGTTTTGCTAAAAAAATCTCTGAAGTGACTGCAGGGGCTCGACCTGACGCCACTGCTGCAGGTTACTTCCAAAATATTAGTACTACAAATGTTATAACTGCAACTCCGAATGGAGACACAGTTACAGGAGAGAATACTTCTACTTCCAACTTTATTCAAAATAGATTAAGTGAAGTTACACTTGCTACTAATAGTGGAACAGATCCAAACAGCAACTACTTAGATGCGTACAGTGTTACACTAACGGGCGGTAATATTACAATTAGTAATAATATCTCGTATGTTACCCCCTCTATGATGCAAACAGTGAATCAACCTCTTGGACATGTAGTAGGCTCTAGAACAGTTTCAGGTAACTTAACTTGTTATGCAGACTCTACAGCAGGACGAAGTATTGATCTTTACGAAGATTTACAAGAAGCTAGTGTATTCGATGCTACTAATATGTTTGACATGAGAATCTACTTGGGAGGTAAAGCAAGTGCCTTCTTACCTAGTGGTCCAGGTGCTTTGTTCTTCTTACCTGCAGCGCATATCGATATCCCTACTCATAATATAGAAGATGTTATTAGTTTTGATATAGGATTTACTGGTCTAGCCAGTAACGGTGTATTCGCCGTCCATGCGGATACAGGAGTAGTTACACAGACTACTGCAGTAACCGCAACAAACTCATTAACTGCCACAAATGAGTTACTAGTTGTAATGACAGGAGCATAATCCTTCATAACTTAAAAAAGGGGCTTCGGCCCCTTTTTTACCTCCTAAAAAAAGTTCTTGACTTTTTCCTTGAATTAAAATATACTATCTATTATAAATTATTGGTACTAACTCTATTTGATTAGTACTCACATTCTGTAGAATTATTAAAAAGGTTATTTTTATGAGCGACACCCCTGTATCTTTGGCATCTTTGATGACGCCAAGCAAAACTGTAACATTAGATTTTCCCGGCTATAAGGATTTACAAGTCGACTTATGCTATCTAGGAAGGGATGAATTACTTAATTTACGTAAAAAATGTGTCTCTACTAAGTTCAATAAAAAAACGCATCAGCCAGAAGAAGCGTTAAATGAAGAAAAGTTTTTAACAGAGTACTGTAAGGCAGTAATTAAAGGGTGGACAGGTTTCAAATATTCTTACCTAGAAGAGCTTCTTTTGGTGGATATATCAAATCTAGACCCAGATGATGTGCTTCCGTTTACACAAGATAATGCAGAGACGTTAATGAAAAATTCTAACGGCTTTGACACTTGGGTATCAGAAACTGGAAGTGATCTAGAAAATTTTACTGGGCGCAAGTAGAGCGCATACAAGAACTACTACAAAAGCATATAAGAGAAGAAGACCAGACTTTTGATGTAGCTAAGTATCTACTAATTTGCGAACAAATGGGCGAACAGCCCGATCCACAAAAGATGCCGGTGAGCCCCTCAGTATTTCCTGCGGAGGTTCAGACGGCATTTTTTGTGCTCAACTTTTTAGAGGATAGCTGGGACGGCTCAAGTGGTTCCTACATGGGAAAGAAGTGGGATAATCTAGAATACTTATTTAAGTTATATGAAGTAGAAGATCCTAAAACTGTACTCTTTTTTATGAAGCTATACGAAGGGTGTTTAATAACTTACAGAGCGGACAAATCAGAAAAGAAAAGAAAAGCAGAAGAGCGAAAATCAAAAGCATCTTCAGGGGGCGGTAAGCAGTACGCTCATAATGTGAAACTATAATGGCTAAGAATAAGGTCGAGATAGATGTAAAAGTAGATGATAAAGGCACTACTGCGAAAGTAGGTGTCGGAGCAAAGAAAGCTGCTGAAAATTTAGATAAAGCAGGTAAGAGTGCTCATTCTACAGATCGCAGACTAAAAGGTGCTGCAGCAGCTTCTTCCAACACTACTAAAAACTTTTCTAAGATGTCTCAAGGCATCTCAGGCGGTCTAGTACCTGCCTACGCAACTCTTGCAGCTCAGCTATTTGCTGTTTCCGCTGCCTTCACCTTTTTAAAGCGTTCTGGCGATATAGTAACTCTTAAACGCGGTCAAGAAGCGTTTGCAGCAACAACAGGTGTTGCAATGCGCTCACTAGCAAAAGATATTATTGCAGCTACAGATGCGCAGATATCTTTTAAAGAAGCGTCTCAAGCTGCCGCTATTGGTGTAGCCTCCGGCCTCTCTCCTGAACAACTTACCAAGTTAGGTACTGCAGCTAAACAAACAGCTGCTATCCTAGGTAGAGATGTCACGGACTCTTTCAATCGTTTAGTAAAAGGCACAACAAAAGCAGAGCCAGAACTATTAGATGAATTAGGTATCATACTTCGCTTAGAAAAAGCAACAAATGACTACGCCCAATCTGTAGGAAAAACCGCAAAACAACTAAGTGCCTATGAAAGAACCCAAGCTGTAACTAATGACGTATTGGCCCAGGCCGAAACTAAGTTTGGTGCAATAGAGAAAGTTGTTGGAATAACTGTAAACCCTTTTAACCAGCTCGGAAAAGCTTTTGATGATATAATTATCACTTTACAGGAGTTTACAGCAGCAATAGCTGGGCCTCTAGCAAAAGTACTAACTGACTTTCCTTTATTAGTGGGGGGTGCATTTGCATTCTTTACAAAAGGCGTACTAACAGCCGCTATTCCTGGCTTGCAAGACTTTGGTAAGAATATGAAGCTAGTAGCTGCTAATGGAGTAGCAAATCTAGCTTCTTTGGAAGCTCAGGCTTTATCAACTCAAAGAGCTTTAGCTGCAGGTTTAGCAGATCCAAAAGCAGCAGCATCTATGGGTTCCATGGCGACTAAAGAGCTATCTGGAACTCTTCAGGCTTCTGGATTAGGTGGTGGTATATTTAAAAGAGCAGCAGCAGGTGGCTCGTTAGGTAACGCACAAATTGCGAAAATGAAAAAAGCCCTTGAAAAAATGTATGGAGATGCTAGCGACATTTCGGACGAAGCAATAAGTGGAATGATTGCAAATTTAGATGACCTTACACTTGCAAACAAGGTTGCACACGGTAAAATGAGTACTGATGGAGCATCCTGGGCAACTAAGAGTAAGTTGCGTTTTGCAGCTTTTTCTGCTCAAGGCAAAGCCGCATTTGCTAGTGTAGCAGCAGCAGGTGCAAAGGCCATGGTATTTTTAGGCAGAGCAATGGCTGCTTTGGGAATTATCTCTTTAATATTTTCTCTAGGCGCTTTAGTGTACAACTTTTTCAAGGCAAAAAATGCAGGAGACGGTTTATCTAATACTTTAGACCTTCAAGCAAAGAGAATGGCTGTATTAAAAGAAAAGGTAAAAAGCACAACAGAAGAGTTTAAAAACTTTAATGCTGTTCAAAGTGTGATGGGAACAGATAGGGGAACAGGTTACAGCTTAGCTTTAGGGAATAGAATGTCTGCGCTGAGTAGCTCAGATTTAACAATGGGCTTAAAGAACGAAAGAACGGAAGGACTTGAAGATTTTCAAAAGAAAAGGGCTGAATACGATAAGCTAATGTCTCGAATAGATGCAATATATAAGGAAGGTGGCGTTCTCGATCAGATAGATAAGAAAGGCCGTTTTGAAAGAATAGATATAGATGGAAAACGCTACGGCGGCCAAAAAGAAAGTCTTAGACAACTAGCTACTAACAGAGCAACCCGCCTATCCGACCGCGCTGCAGATTTAGGGCCTGGTGTAGGAGGAGGTTTTAGCTACCACCAGTCTCAGAGTCAAGAAGGTATAATGGCTCAATTAGTTGATGAGCAAAAAGGTTTTACGGCAGCGCAACTAAAAAGCAGTAAGGCACTAAGAGAATACAATAAGGTATTGAATGACGCAACTTCAAAAACAGGTGCTCTTGATGCCAAAGAAATAAAAGCTCTTGCGACTAAAAGGGCGGTAGCTTCACAAGACTTGGTAAGAATAGGACAACTTGCTAGATTGAATAAGGATGCTGTAACTGCCATTACAAATACAGAAAATTCTATACTGCCCCAACATAAATATGCGTCAGCATTGACAGCGGTAAGAAATGCTATACAGGGAGCAGAAACAGCCGGAAATTTACTCAGCAAACAAGAACAAAAAAGACTAGAGCGTAATAAAGCCTTTTTGCCTGTACTCGAAAAGCTAATAAGATTGGAAAGAGACAAAGCAATGCTAACTTCGATAACTCAAGTAGAAAATGCAGAGATGACACAAATAGGACGAGGAAGTAGAGGTTTTCAAAACTACTCTGCTTCTGGTCAAAAAGAGAGCCAAAGGTTAGCAGAGCTTAACGCTCAAGAGACAAAAAGAACAAACTTACTTGCACATCGTTCCCTAATGGAGTCTCAGTTGGACTCTTTAACCGCAGGTAAAACCGCTTTAGAACTAGAACAGAATAAAGAAAAAATTGGGCAGGCAGAGCATCTGCTGAAATTAAAAAGTGATGAAATAGAACTGATAAACATCGCTACAGAGAGACTTCATGATGAGGGTAACGCGTACAAACGTATGGCAGAAAGTTCAGCTCTAGCTATAGAGTCCTCTCTTGGCAATGCCTTCGCCTCAATTGTAGATGGTAGTAGATCCGCTTCAGAGGCTATGAGCGATTTTGCAAAAAATGTACTTGCTTCTATCGCAAAAATAGCCGCCCATGAGCTAGCTGCTCAAATAATTGGAGGAATATTGGGCGCTTTTGGTGGCATGAAACTAGGCGCAAATGCAGGTGCAACCTCCGCAAACTATACTACCAGCTACGCTGGCTACGCTAGACATGGTGGTGTATTTGAAAATGCACCTGGATATAGAACTGGAAAAGTTCCTGAATATGCTAGAGGGGGTATTGCAAAAGGACGCCAAGCAGGGTACCCTGCAATGCTTCATGGTACAGAGGCAGTAATACCTTTACCCAACGGACAAAAAGTACCTGTAGAAGTCAAAAACGGTGGAGGAGATCAAAACAATATTAACATAACCATTAACAGCGAAGGCGGCACTCAAATGGAAGGAAATAACGAACAACAAAAACAGATCGGAAAAGCAATTTCACTAGCCGTACAAAAAGAACTGGTAAATCAAAAAAGACCCGGGGGCATACTTAGCTCTTATGGAGCAGCATAATGGCAATAGGATTTCAAGACTTGAACGGAACTTTTAGGCTATTTGATAAAGGGGTATCTGTTGAAAACTCTCCAAATGTAAGAGTTTCGCAGTTTGGAGATGGCTATCAACAAAGACTTTCTTACGGACTTAATAGTAATCGCCAAACGCTATCTGCGTCTTTCACCGACAGAAGTAAAGAAGAGATAGATGCTATAGTTACTTTTTTTGAGTCGTTACAAGGGGTTCGTTCTTTTGAAGTAACTTTACCTTATGGAGGCGATGGAGTACCTGCAACTATTGATCCTACAGAAAAAACATTAAGAGTTATTTGTTCACAATGGAACCAGATATATACATATGATAACTTCTATTCTTTAACAGCACAATTTAAGCGAGTATACGAAACAAATGCGCAATAATAATGAAGCGACAGAACAGGCCCAGAAATTAGAGATAGAAAATGTTGTTAAACTCTTCACTATTTATACTAATTCCGGAGCTATTCTCAACCTAGTAAATTCATCTTCAGAAGGAGGAGTAGAGGACGTGCAACTAGGTAATGTAACCTTTTCGACATTACCCATAGATATGGATGAGCAGTCTTTTACCTCAGAGGGCCCAGCAGCTAGGCCCACTCTTTCAGTTGCCAATATTTCAGGAGCTTTTTCAGATTCTGACTATGCGAACTCAGATCAATTTGAAGATATACTAGGAGCTTCTGTACTCATTAGAACAACTTTTAAAAAGTTTCTAAATAGATTCAATTCTGAGTATCCTTCAGGTAGCCAGACAGATATAGAGAATTATTTGCCTCTTGTACGAAAAGATAAGTATATTATTGATAGAATTTCTAGTAAAAACATAATGCAGATTACTTTTGAACTTGCATCTGTTTTTGACTTACATAATGTAAAAATACCTTCTAAGACTATTGCAGGAGGCTTTTGCCCTTTTATATATAAAGGTGCTAGTGAAGAGTACTTAGACACATACGGGTATAATACCGGAGCTTGCAACTGGAATAATTATGCTAATGCCGACATAGACAGAAATGATATAGAGAGTGTAAGTCTGTCTTCTAGGTCTATTTTTATGACGGCGGCAGATGAGTATGTAGTACCTTATAATGACAGTACCTTTGCACAACTAACTCTACCCTCGGTATTAGATACAGCAGAGGGAGTAACCATAGAAAAAGATCACTACTACTTTACTTCTCGTAGCAGTGGAAGTACGCGTATAAAGCCTAATGGGTCTACAGAGCTGGCAACTAACCTTTATGACTATTGGCAAGCGTCCCGAGATGTTAGCAACGCATTCGAAGAATACCATTCACCTTCCGATGCCTCTAATCTTTGGAGACGTGTCAGGGTATCTACTCCGTATAACCCAAGTAAGGCATATAGCGGCTATACAGACAAGATTAGAAATGAGTACGTTGTTGCAGCGGAGTATCTGCCCGAGGATACCAGTCAGGCAATATCGGACTTCAATACTTCAGAAACAGTAACTCGATATTTGTCGGGGGAGGCCTATGTTTTTAGACGCAGCCTTTTATCAGATACCTACTCATTAAATGAAATTAATAATCTAGTTGTTTTCACACCTTATGGTCTTCAACTTCAAAGGTTTATCCCTAACCCTGTTGCTTATCCTGCGACCTATGGCCTGACTAGCGAGTTACAGTACTCAATTGTCACTGAAGGGGGAGAGCAGTTTCTTTATACCCTATCACCTCATAGTACCCACATACTTTCTACTAGCTTAGACGAAACGGGCTTTTACTATAAATTATATCAAGTAAGCGGGGTTAGCATAGATCCAGTAAATAGCAGCGGGCCTCCTCAAAATAACTCTATGTGGAGATCAGGAGATGTATGTGGTAAGAATCTAACTTCTTGTGCTTTAAGATTCCAAGCTTTACCTGCTACTGATGAAACTGAAGGAGCTTTTCAGATACAAAATATAAAAGGGGTAGAAATATCTACAGTAGATACTGCAATGATCTCATCGGTGAAGAGCAAGATAAATATAGGTACAGATCAGTGGTCGGTTCTACCGGAGTACGGCCAAGTAAGCCCTTCTCTTGGAGGAGAGATAAGCACCCTATTCGAAGAAGCGTGGACAGCCCAGACCGAAAGCGCAGAGATTGTAACCGATTACACTCGCACGTCTTTTAATAGATTTGAACTAGGCAGAGGAGGAGGTTTTACTCTTCAAGTGTTAAATGCAGAAAATAATAATACCAGTCTAAATACAACGGTGATAGGTAAGTTATTTGGCTTTACAGGCTTCTACCTTGACGGTACAAATGTTGACATTGCTAACGTCTCCTACCCCATACATTCGGGTACCAGCAGCTCTTTTCACTTTCTATATCTTACAAATACCGTTTTTGCCTACAAGAAAGAAGATGACGGAGAAGGTCGCAATATAACACTCTACTATCTCGCTACTCCTAAGTTGACTCAAGAAACAGACCCTGAGGAAGTAGTGCAAACTGGCCTTCCAGTGACGTTTGAGGAAATTGGGGGTACAGCTTCAATACGAAGACTACTAACACTTACTGGGGACTCGGCGGCAAACTTTAATTCAACAGATGCTGCAATAGACCCGGGCGCACTTTTAGTAACATTACCAAATAAACTAGAGCTTGATTTTACGGGCGTCCTGCAACAAACCGGCGTAGGGGCAATCGATCAGTATATAGCTACAGATAGACAAACTAGTATCCCTTTGCCTTTTGGAGGGTTCCCTGGAACTAAGAGGTTTAGTTAAATGGAAGAAGTAATACTCGAGTATCTAGATTCGGAATATCCCAATGAGGGCTGCGGAATAGTTTTAAATAAAAAAGGTACGTTAGAGTGGATTCCTTGCAAAAACGTATCACCAGAACCTTCAAAACATTTTAAAATATGCCCAAAAGAGTACGTTAGTGCAACACTAAGAGGAGATATACATACTATAGTACATAGTCATGTAAATGGAAGCTGCAAACCAAGTCAGTTTGATATAGAGCAAAGCACCCATTTACAAGTACCCTACACTATATACTCGATCCCAGAGCGCGAAAAGTACGTATACACGCCGGAATATAAAGTAGTCCCTCTTCTAGGTAGGCAGTATGAGTTTGGAAAGCAAGATTGCTGGACATTAGTTAGAGACTACTACAAGCAGAACTATAATAGTGACTTACCAATGTTAGAGTTTGAAGAAGACTTCCACAATAAGGGCATTAACTATTTCGAAGATCTAATCGAAGCGTGGGAAGGTACTATAGTAACAAGTCCAGAAATAGGAGACATAATCTATTTCAAAATTAATAGTGATATTCCTAACCATTGTGGAATATATACAGGAAACGATACTTTTATTCACGCAAGAACAAAACACTTGTCTTGCACAGACTTTTTACCTAGATGGCAAAAATATATAGTGAGGTACATAAGATGCAAAAAATTTACCTGAAAGGTGACATAGAAAAATTTGGTAGTGTGTGGGATGCAGATGTTCCTGATCTCAAAGACGCTCTTAAGCTTATATCCTGTCAAACACCTGGATTCGACAATTATATAGCAGAATTACATACACGAAACCGTGCTCTAGAGATTGTAGTAGGTAAGGATATTATTCAAGATCCAGAAGATTTTCTACTTAGACTAAATGAAAAAGATATTATAATAACTGAAGTACCTCAAGGAGCAGGAGATAACCCCTTTACGTGGATTGCGGCTGCAATTTTAGTTTTTGTAGCTCCACAGATGATACCAGGCCTTTTTGGTGCCGGCGGAGTTACAGCCGGTCAGCTATTATTTATAAATACATTGGCAATTAACTTAGCTATAACAGGGATATCAATGATGCTAGCCCCTGGCCCAGAATCCGACATACCAGACGGCCTTGAAGAAGAAGCAAAGGCAGGCTTTTTTAATGGCCCTGCAAATGTGAGTAAAGAGGGTATACCTATACCATTACTGTACGGAGAATTGATTGTAGGTGGAGCAGCCATCTATTCATCCTTGAACACTTCGGACACCGACATTAAACAAAATTTTCAACAAAAAATGGCAGAATCGCTTAAATTTGGAGTATAGAACAAAATGGCACAAATCGTAAATCAAACAGGTATAGTTGTAGACGCAATCTCGCATGGAGAAATAGAAGGTCTTGTAAAAGGTGGCCGAAGTATATACTTAGAAAATACTCCTTTGAATACAGAAAATACTGGAACAAGCGAAGATCGAGCATCTATGGCAACAGTACAAACTAAGGTAGCTTGTAAAAGTGCTAGACAGTTTACTGTACCCTTTACATCTGTCGAGCATATACTAGATAGAGAGGTATACACAAATACTACTGCAGACCATAACATAGGCGATCTAAAAAGTTCAGAAGTTCGATTCTTATGGGCGGATAAAGCAGGTCCATCGTATGGAGGATTTTATCAAAGCGGTAATGGTCTTGACGTGCTCAATCATATACCTCTTCTTACCTATGCTAAAGGCCCAAGAGAGGGCTCACCTGCATTTGCGTTTGAAACAGACAAGTCAGATCTGCACTATACTTACACCATTGATCAAGTGCCTGGGTTTAGAAGCTACATAAAAGGGGCACACCATCTGAAACTTTCTACTTATCGGGGAGGCACCAGTAGGTCATTTCCTTATGGTACCGGCCAAACTCTTGCCCAGTTTAATGCTTCGGCTGCCCAAGCCGGAATTACTTATACTACGGCAAATTCTATTCCTTATAAAGCTTTAAAGGTATCAGAAAGAATAGGCCGCAGCGGTACAAAATGGTCGCCAAGTACGGGAACAGTTAGATTTGACTTTCTAGGTGAAATAACTAATATTCTAGTAGACCCCGGTGGTTTAACTGCAACTGTTACAACAAGTAATTTTAACCCTGGCTGTGCTACAATAGGCAAGGTTAATGTAAATGCATATATATTTTCTTCACAAGCCGGATTAGATAAAATATCTAATTTTTCCGGGGACTATGATTTTTTGCCTGGAACAGCAGAGCAGGGGTATCCC